CTTCATGAGATCTGCTTTTTGTTTTTGCAAGGCCATGATTTGTGCATCAATTTGTTTAGATTGATCCATAGCTTGCTTTTTATTATTTTGCATGGTCATTGCTATGTTGGCTGGATTTGCAGTAGGCGCGGCACCCGGTGTGGTTGCAGCGGCGGCCAAGGCCTGTTCCATCATGACCAATTTTAAATAAGCAGGATTTTGTTCACTGCTATGAAATGCTGGAGTACGACGATGTTCGCGTACCAAAGCACGAACACGTTTGAGCAGTCCACGTGCTTGGTTCTGTGTGATTGTGTTAAAATCTACACGTTTACCAAAGTAACTTTCGAATACTTTAGCGGCTTGCTTTGTTGGGTTGGCTACGGCCAGTTCTTGCAGTTTCATTATTAAATCCTCGCTGTTGACAATATTTAGCCCAGTTGACACAATTGGCCAGCTGATTCTCTAACTGTTTTTTGTGGATAATTTTGGTTTCCAACTTGGTACCGACGCTTTCGCGAAATTCAGGGCGTTTGCTACGGTCTCCAATGGCGGCTCTGGTAGCAATATCATTGTTTAAACTGTTTAATTTGTTGTCAATTTCCAACAGTTCACGGGCGGTCTTGTAGGCTTTGTTTTTATCGGCTATACACCAACTGAGTGCTGTTCTAGTGGTGGCAAAAACGCCCACGTCTGTGGCACTACAAAACACACGATATCCCGGCTTTTCTGGAACAATACGATAGTGCCCAAATACTTCATAAACGCCATCGTCGTTTTGCCAGATTGTATTGGGAATAATGTCTTTGAATTCCTGTCTAAACAGGCGTTCTAATTCGTGGTCTGATTTCATTTAAAAATGTAGTGGGTGACTAGATATATTGTGGTGGCTGATAATGCACCAATTATGCCCACACCCCAAGTAATCAAACGATCATTATTTTTTTCAGCCATTCTTTGAACCATGTCGTGTACTTCTCGTATAATAGCTTCTAATCTGGAAATTTTGTTATCCACGTGATCTAATCGTGTTTCCAATGCGTTATAACGCTCAGCACACAGTTCCACGTGAGCTTCCAGGCTTTTCTTTTCAATATCAGTTGGTTCAACCATTTGTAATCTCCATCAATTATTTATGGGCAAAGCAGCAAACCAAATATTCTGTCGTGATCCTGTGGTTATAAGAAAAGGCTCAATATCAGGGTCGTTATTGAGCTCTCTTAGCATGGGAACTCCTTCAGAGTCAGACCTTAGTACTTCAACCGGATCATAGTCAGGACCAAATGTGCCGTCACGGTCGGTTTCAAATTCAAACATCCAACGACTGCCGGTTGAATCCAATATTGGATCCGTCAAATCAAACAACTGTGTGCGAAGTCCTAGAATCTGTGTAAGAGTTTCCCAATTGCGTTGTTGATTTCGACTGCGGTCCCAGGACTGTTGATCTACAATCAATTGATTGGCACGGTCGCGAAATGGTGTGCGAGTGGATTTAAAATGCCCAACAATACCAGTAGCTGTGATATCAAAAAGAGTTTGGCAAGCGTATTTCATTGTTCTTTCCGGCTTAGTTCATAAATTATTTCTACTTGCTGACATAGCTCATCCAGGGCAGGATTATCTTTGCGGGCACCTAGTATTTCTACCCACCGACGACTTTGTTCTAGTTCGTCTAGTTCTTTTTGCAACACCGGCTCGCGACTGTAAAGTTCTCTTGTGGCATTTCCGGGATTGCGAGCATACACAGTGCGGCCACCATCTGGGCTTTCAAATATTGTTACTTCTGTGATCTTGCTCACGGTCATGCAAGTATTTAACTAATAAACTTTGGCCAACAAAAAACCTGCCGGAGCAGGTTTTTGTTTTAACTAAACTAGGTTTAATTAAGATGCAGCTAATTTGAAACCAATACTTGTGCAAGAATCCAACTGGAAACCTGTGTAAGCTACGTTAGCAGCTGTCAAGAAAATTGCTGGATCTGCTTCAGCTGTAGCGTTAGCAGCAGCACTGTTACCAAATGCGCCAGCTGGGAATGTAGCAAAGCTGAGGATTGTAGCATCAACTTGATACATAGCAACTGTAGCTGTTTGCTGAATTGCTTGGATAACGTTAGAAACGTACTGACTAGCATTTTGTTGACCAGCAACAGTGTTGTTAGCAACTACACGGAAAAAGTCAAGTTTAGGACCTTGAAAGTTTACAGGTGTTGCTGCTGTGGATGCATTTGCTGCAACTGGGTTCAATACGTCAGTTGCAAATACTGGTTGGGCGCCGCCCGAAACTACGGTAATATAAGCCATTTTAAATCTCCTTAATATATGGACACTGAAGTCCTACTTTTATTTATACCTTTTGGTAAAAATACAGAGTTAGGAAACCAAATTGGGGTTATTTAAAATACGATTTCCGGCACTGAACCCAAATCTGTTGACCAGTTTGGCACGGCCTGCAGGTGTGGCAAGTACCCAACCTTCATGCCCGGGTTCCTGGCGGTCCAACTGAGACAACATGTCCATTTTAATTTCATGTAGCAACAAGAACGCCGTAAAGGCCGCACTCATACCGTCCATGTTGCTTCTGGGGCTTTGTAGGTATTCTACAATGTTGGCAAACTTTCTAGGAGTGGTGTTGGCCTGTAGCCATGGGCCAAAATCTGCTAACAAATTATCATAGTCCGAGGTGATTCTACTATTAACATAGCGTTTACACAGTGCCGGTAGGTCTGTCAGTTGTGCAGTTCTCAGTTCCGCAGGATTGAACAGGCCATTGATGGCCGAACCATTTGCCGAGGTTATTTGCTGAAGTTGTTGAACTAATTTTTTATTAGGAGTAACATTCTTTATGTCTTTGACTGTGGGTTCGATCAACAATAATCCCGGCACTGGATTTAAATTTAAATGGTGTATAGGTTCAGCCTGTGCATCGGCAGTTTTGTAACGTGTATGAGTGGCTATGCCTACTTCACTGGCGCCAATGGCCTGGCCCAGACGACTGGCGGCCGGAATACGATACTCCACAAAGTTGGGTTTGAATTCATAGTTGCCAGAAACTTCTGGGGGTGTACGAGTATAAAGTAAATCGCCTTGCACATAGCCCTTGAACTTTTCTGGTGTTGCGGCTTCTAATAACGGCCAAAGTTTGGCATAGATGCCAATTAGTTCGCCACGCTCACCACCACGCTGATTCATGATACCAGCCAACTGCTGTATGCTGGTGGCACGACCCGCATAGCCTCGAGCACCAAAGCCCGACTTGTCAGTTAAAACAAACTGTCCCTGTTCGTCACGGCCCCAGATAATGGCCGGTTTGCCATCCCACTTGACTGTGGTATGCTTGCGAGTATCTTCAGCAGCGTGATTCATTATGGCCATGGCTTCTTCAATGCCACGAGTGCCGCGGTCAAATACCAAGTCTTCAATGTGTGGAATACGTGCTTCGGCTTCCATTAGAGTAGTTTCAATCAGGGGTTGCATGCCTTGATTCACAATGCGGTCACGTAGTTTGGACAAGAAGTTTACTTCAGTGTATCCAGTAACCGGAGTGATATCAGCACTTTCCAAGAAAGGTAATCCTTCACGTTCCATATGTTGCTTAAAGTCTGCCAACTTGGTATCACGTTTGGGATCTGTGCTAAGTGCTTGTAATATTGTTTCTACCGACGCCAGGTCTTGACGTGTGGCTGTCCGGTTTAATAACAGTTTGGCTACTCGATCTGGATCATCAGTAATAATTTTATTAGTGTCACGGTCTGCAATACCTGCAATTTGATTTAATTTGTAGCCCATGCTTTTGGCAATACTGTTCATCAACACATTGCGTTCGCGACCTTTGTACTTTGAATCTGCCGGCATTGCGCCAAGTACAAATTTTGACCAAGGCACATTGTTAAGAAACATAAAATCTGTTTGTACATAACCCATTTTGGGATTGCCGTTGATCGGTGTTTTAAAGTGTACGCCAGCACCAGTTTTCTTGACCCAATCTTCTGGTTTTTGTTGTTGACTCTGTGCCCAACGAGTTAACTGTGCTACCAACTGTTCTTTGGTCAACTGAGTAGCATCAACAGCAATATCTAAATCACCCGAAGTGTCTTTGATGCCAGTTGAACCAAGTGTGTTGTTTTGTAAATCCAGTCCAGGAAGCATTTCCTCTAGCCAGGCTAGAGTGGACTTGACATCGGTTTGATTGATGCGTTGAGTAAGAGCGCGACCGTCGGCATCTTTGAATACGTTGCCACCTTCAAATATGTTCATTAAACTGATCTCTTTTTACGTCGACGACTTTCCATTGTACCTTTGACCACATTACTGCCAACATCGCTGGCGGTAACTGCATCTTCTAGTTCTTTCTTGAGCTGAGCTTTTTCTGGTTCTGTTAATGCTGCGTATGAAGCAACCAACTGTTGAATGAACTTTTGTGTTTGTGCGTCTACTGGCGCGGCAGTTGCGGCATCAGCTGGAGTTGCACCTGGTGCAGCAGCGGCTTGATTACCTTGGGCTTTCATAGTTGATGCAATAATACCATCATCTACCCCGGCCTGTTTCATAATGGCTGCCACAGCATCACTATCAGTTGGACTACCAGCTTTTTTCCAAGCTGTCATTAATTTGTCTGCGGTCACTGTGGGTGTTAAATTTGTACCTACTGTTTGTGCTTTGTTGGCTATAGTTGTGCCAAGTGACTTTGTTTTGTCAACTAAATTTTTAGCTGCACCAGTTGCTACGGCACCGGCGGCATTTGCTGTTGCACCTTTGACCTTGTCCCAGACGCCTTCATTTAATTGTTGTATACGGGCAGCAGTATAAAATATGCGACGGATTTGACTTTCAGTCATCCCGGCTTTTGCGTCAGCTACTTTTATTGCATTTTGAATTGCACGGGCGGCGCCACTAGGATCTGATCCTGGTTGAACCGATCCACCCCACAGATTTACTTGTTTCTTAAATATTTCTTTCCAGGTTTCGTCACGATCTGGGCTATTTAAAATTTCATTTATACGGGGTCCAAAGTTTGGATCTTTTGACATCCAATCAACCGCTTGTCCTGCATCCATAGCCTGATCGCCACCTTGCATAGCTTGACCAACCTGTCCTGCCGCAAACGCAGTTGCCGCTGTACCAAGTCCTTTACCTAATGATGTGCTAAACTTTTCACCTTGCAACAACTTGTCTACCATTTTAAACAAG